GCTAGAGGGGCAGCGTGATAATGCAATGGTGCAAGCCGCTGCCCTTTTTAGGGAAAACACCGAGTTAAAGCAAAAGTTAGAAGAATATGACAACAGATCAAATCAAAGCGAGGATTGAAATTTTGACTGCCCAAGCCAAACAAATGGAATTAAACCTCCATGCGATTGGCGGGGCAATTCAGGACTGTCAATATTGGTTAAACGAACTGGACAAACCAAATGCCACTGATCAAGTCAATGACACCCAAGGCGTTGAAAGCGAACATCAAGGCTGAAATAGAAGCTGGCAAGCCTGTTAAGCAGGCGGTTGCCATTGGCTATTCGGTCAAGAAAGAAGCTGAAAAGGCCAAAAAAGCGCCAAAGAAGAAGTAAATGCCAACCCTTGCGGACATATACAGCGCAATCAACACTGCCAAGCGTAAAGGGTCGGATTTTGTCCAAAACCCTGTTACCAGCTTGCAGCAGATGGTTGGCAACGCAAATGACCGCGCAAGGGTTTACAACCAGCAATTAGGTTTGGCGGCGCAGGCAACAGGTGCGCCTGCTAGGGGATTGCAACCCACGCCAGAACAATTGGCAGCTGATCAAAAAATGATGGATACATTTGCGGAAGCCTACAACCCAGTTGGAATGACTGTGTTTCATGGGTCGCCGCATATATTTCAAAAATTTGATTTAAGCAAAATTGGCACTGGTGAGGGGGCGCAAATGTATGGGCGTGGACTTTACACTGCCCAAGATTTAGGCGTTGCCAAACGTTTTACGCCAAGAGATCCAGCTTTTGAAAGCAATATATTAAAAAAATACGAACAAGCGCAAAAGTCTAATGATTACGCATCAGCACAAATTTATGAAGATTTTTTAACGCATAAAACGCCTGATGAAATTGCTAGTTCAATGAAAGAAGCTGGATTTGCAGGAAAAGATGCATTAGCCGCCCAACAAGCGTTTGATTACGCAACTAAGCAATATCAAAATCAAACTAAGGGTTCTTTGTACAAAGTAGATTTGCCTGATACACATATCCGCAGAATGCTAGATTTTGATGCACCATTGAAAAATCAGCCAAAGCCAATCCGAAACTTAGCCAAATCTTTGGGGATGAACTTAAACGACCTTGGCGGTGATTTGGTGGGGAAAATTGGTAAAGGTGACGAAGGTAGAAAAATATTGCAAAATGCAGGCATTCCCGGCATTAAGTATTTTGACGAAATGAGCAGAGGCGACACTAAGAACGTTCGAAACTTTGTAGTGTTTGACCCAAATCATTTAACCGTACTTGAACGCAACAGTAAACCAAGCAAATGACAGACATTGTTCCCGTCCTAGAAAAGCGCCCAGTAGGTCGCCCAACAGTATTTCAAGAGGAATATACGGAACAGCTTTTGGCTTATTTTGACAAAGAACCATATGAGCGCCGCCCTTTGCTGGACAAAGAGGGTAATGAAAAAGGGTCAGAAATTGTGCCTAACAAGTTTCCTACATTGGCGCGATTTGCAACAATGATAGGGGTAACTAGAGAAACCCTACATGATTGGGCAACATCAAAAAACGCAGACGAAAGTTTACGGCATCCTAATTTTTCTTACGCCTATAAAAGAGCAAAGGAATATCAAGAAGCCATTCTTGTAGAGGGTGCAATGGCAGGGGCATTTCAAGCCAATTTCAGCATTTTCACGGCAAAGAATGTATTGGGCTGGCGGGACAAAATTGATCAAGAAATCACAGGTGCAGATGGTGCGCCTTTGGTTACAGGTATTCAGGTGACATTTGTAAAGCCCAATGAGTGATGTATCAAGCGCCATTGCCAATGCTGAATTTCCCATCAAGCTGCAAGGCTTGTTTAAGCCATCACGCTATAAGGTAGCCTACGGCGGCAGGGGTGGCGCTAAGTCATGGGGCATCGCTAGGGCATTGCTGATCAAAGGCGCTAAAGACCCACTACGCATATTGTGTGCGCGGGAATTCCAGACCAGCATCAAGGATTCAGTACACAAGCTGTTGTGCGACCAGATTGAATCCCTTGGCTTGCTGGGTTTCTATGAAATCACCCAAAACAGCATCAGGGGCAAAAACGGCACAGAGTTTGCGTTTGCTGGCCTGAAGAACAACATTGCCAACATCAAATCATATGAGGGTGTGGACATTTGCTGGGTAGAAGAAGCCCAGACCACCAGCCGATTAAGTTGGAATGTGCTGATTCCTACCATCCGAAAGCAGGGCAGCGAGATATGGATTTCGTTTAATCCTGAACTGGAAACAGACGAAACCTATCAGCGCTTTGTGTTGAACCCGCCTGATAACTGCATCCAGATCAAAATCAACTGGTCGGACAACCCTTGGTTTCCTGAAACCCTGCGGTTGGAAAAGGACGCACTAAAGCACCGCGACCAAGAAGCCTATAACCAAGTCTGGGAGGGCTTATGCCGCCAATCAGTCGATGGTGCTATTTTTGCCAAAGAACTTCAACAAGCAGAGATTGAGGGCAGATTGACCCGTGTGCCTTATGACGCAACAAAGCCCGTCCACGCCATCTTTGACCTTGGATGGTCTGACAGCACATCAATCTGGTATTTGCAGTTTGTGGGCATGGAAACCCGCCTGATTCGGTACATTGAAGACAGTCAGAAGACCATGTCCCATTACTTGGCGACCATGCAGACATTTGGCTATGTGTACGACACAGTATGGCTGCCCCATGATGCTGAGAACCAGACATTGGCAGCGGCTGGGCGTTCTATTGATGACATTGTGAGGGCAGCAGGCTACAAGACGCGGATTCTGCCCAAAGTGCCTATTCTGGATTCAATCAACGCCGCCAGAACAATATTCCCAAGCTGTTGGTTTGACCGTGAACACGCTGCGGAGGGCATTAACTGCCTGCGCCACTATCGATATGAGGTTGACCCAGACACAGGCCAGTTTAGCCGCAACCCATTGCACGACCACTATTCGCACGGGGCAGACGCATTCCGCTACATTGCCCTGATGATTCAAGACACACCAAAGCGCAAGCCCAAGGCACAGGTTGCAATGGCTGGCGGTTGGATGGGATAATTCCCAAAAGGGGCAAATATGGCATACCAAGACGCATCAGGCAAAGACAACAGAATTAATAAAGCCATAGAGTTTTGGCGGTTGGTCAATGACGCTGACTCCACAAACCGCGCCGAAGCATTGCAAGACATTAAGTTTGCTGCTGGCGACCAATGGCCTGTTGAGATACAGAACAGCAGAAACGTGGAAGCACGACCCTGCCTGACCATCAACAAGATTGATGCCTATGTGCGACAGGTAACCAACCAGCAGCGGATGCAGCGCCCACGCATCAAGGTACATCCTGTGAACAACTTGGCTGATTACAAGATCGCCCAAGTGATTGAGGGCATGACCCGCCACATTGAAGTCAATTCCAATGCTGACACTGCCTATGACACCGCCTTTGATTACGCCGTGCGGATGGGCTGGGGCTATTGGCGTGTGAATACCCGCTATGTCAGCGAAGATTCATTCGACCAAGAAATCTACATTGACACAATTGATAACCCGTTTACCGTGTACTTTGACCCCAATTCAATATTGCCTGATGGGTCAGACGCTGAACGTTGCCTGATCACCACAGTTTTGGATAAGAAGATTTTTAAGGATTACTACCCTAACGCTGATGACGGTGCTAACTTCACCCAGCGTTCTACGGGGGACGACACTGCAAGCTGGATCACCAAGGAAGACATTCGCATTGCTGAATTCTTTTATGTTGAACGTGAACGGGCCAAGCTGTATTTGCTGAGTGATGGCACACGCCAATTTGCTGACTCTGACCGATTCTTTGAACGAGTGGAAGCCGCTGGCCTGACTGTGCTTGATGAACGCGACAGCTTCCGCAAGGCAGTTAAGTGGGTCAAGATGACCGCCTTAGAAATCTTGGAAGAAAAGACATGGGCTGGTAAGTACATCCCTGTTGTTCCTTGCTATGGCGCACAGGTTATCGTTGACGATAAGCGCAAGAAGTACGGTCTGGTCAGGTTTGCCAAAGACCCACAGCGTATGTACAACTTCTGGCGCACTAGCATGACCGAATCGGTTGCCCTTGCACCAAAGGCCAAATGGTTGTTGGCAGAGGGTCAGGATGAGGGACACGAAAACGAATGGGCGCTGGCTAACATTAAATCTAGCCCCGTCCTACGGTACAAGCAGAAAGACATTGAGGGCGTACCAGCCCCAGTGCCGACCAGATTGCAACCAGAACCACCGCCTGCTGGCATCATGGAAGCTGCGGCAGCCATTTCCTCAGACTTGCAGATGGTGTTGGGTATCCTTGATCCAAATCAATTGCCAAGCGGAAACATTTCAGGTAAAGCCTTGCAAGGTCAGCAAAGTCAGACTGATCTAAGCAATTTTCACTTTTACGACAACATGACCCGATCAATCAGGCACACAGGCAAAATCCTGTTGGACTTGATTCCCAAGATTTACGACACCCAGCGAGTGATGCGAATCATTGGTTCAGATGGTCAGCCAGACATGACCGAAATCAACCAAAAAAATGAAGTTGGCGAGGTTTTGAATGATGTGACTGTGGGTGAATATGATGTGGTGATGGACACAGGGCCGGGCTTCCAATCCAAGCGCCAGCAAGCAGTCGAGGCCATGATGCCATTGCTAACAGGCAATGCAGAATTGTTCAATATTGCTGGTGACTTGGTGTTTAGGAACATGGACTTCCCCGGTGCGGACGTTATCGCCGACCGCCTTGCATCCATGAACCCAATGGCTAATATTGACGAGAAGTCAGATATACCGCCTGAAGTTCAGATGCGTCTGGCGCAATCCCAGCAACAACTGCAACAAATGCAGCAGCAATTGCAAGCCGCGATGTTGGAAATTAACAACCGTGGTCAAGTTGCCCAAATCCGCGAGGAGGGCGCAACCAAGCGCAAACTCATGGACGTTACCGCACGGGCGCACAACACAGAAACCATCAACGAAGCCAAAGTCAATCAGACCAATCTCAATGCAATCACCAGCCAGAACAAGACTGAAGTTGATGCGTTGGTCAAAATGCTTATTGCAAGAATGCCAACTGATCAATTGATGATGGAAATTGAACGACTGAACGCTGAACAGCAACAGCTTGCAATGGCTGCTTCACAGGACATTTCGCATGAAGCAAACCCATTCATTAACGCACAACAAATGCAACAACCTATGCAACCGCAGCAGCAACCAATGCAAGAACAAATGCAGCCGCCTATGCAACAGTCGTTTGAACCGCCTATGCAATGATTGACAGTAAAATAATTTCGTGGTAAAAACCACAAAACCTTACCAGTTGGGTCAACTGGGTGAATTCTTTGAGGAAACTCAATGTCAGAAGTAGCAGAACGACTTGCCGCCAATGTGGTGACAAGTGAAAATTTAGCTGAATTTAATGCCAAGAGAATGGGTTTAGCTGATCCAACGCCAAGCGAGGCTGTCAAACAGGCAGAGCCGCAAGAGGTTGATCAAGGACAGAGTGAACCAACTGAGGCAGAAAATGATGCGACAGCAACAGAGGATAAAAAACAAAATCCTAAGCTGGAAAGACGGTTTTCAGAGATAACCAAGCAGCGCGAAGCCGCACGGGAAGAAGCCCGAAAGGAACGCGAGCAAAGGGAAAATCTGGAAGCAAAGGTAAGGGACTTGGAGGCCAAGTTTCAGCCCAAAGCTGAACCACTAGCCGAAACAGAACCTTTGCCAGAGCAGTTCAGCGATATGTACGAATACGCCAAGGCGTTGACAGACTATCGAGTGGAACAGCGATTGCAGGAAGAGAAGCAAAAGGAAGTGCAG